GAACTTATTGATTTGGATTATAGTGGACCACAGATAAATTTTGACTCTGATAGAATTATACTGAATGCTAAAAAAGATGACATTGGTATTTTTGCGGAAGGAAATGTATTAATCAAAGGTAGTAAAGTAAATATTGAAAATACTAATGGTGGTGTTAATATTAAAGCTGACACAATAACAAATGACATCAGTAAAAATGGTGGGCAGATTATCAACAAGACAAAAGAAAATGCTATTCCATTTCCAGATTTAAATATAGCAGGATTTTTAAAACAAACTATGGGAATACAAAAAGTATTTCAAGGTTTAACATTTGGTGTTCCAAAGTTATCAAATCCACTTACTTTAGCATCAGGTGTTAAAGATATTGTAGAGGGATTAAAAGGTGCAAAAAACTTTGTTGAAGCAACAACAAATTTAGAATTTTTAGAAAAAGATGTATTGACTACAAAAACACCTTCCGAGATTGCTGCAGCTCTACCAATACCTGGTGGATTTAAAAGTATAGTTGGAGATATAGAAACTTTTGCAGAAGACATTGAAGGTAATATAGAAAAATTAGAAAAGTTTGTTGAAGATAGTGGACAAATAGCAGAACAAGCACAACAAATTGATGACGCTATAAGTGCAGGTGATAGAAAATCTTTATTAAATGTATTAGAAAATATATCAGAAGATGAACGAAATAAAATACCAGGATTTAGTAATGCGTTGTCTATCGCACAAGATAAAGGTGTTGGTAGTAAAGACCTAGAAAGAGCACAAGAAAACGGAGTATTCTCTGCTATTGAAGATTACATAGCAGAAGCAGGAACAGGTAAAGATGATTTAAAAACTATGAAATCATTTGGAAAGATTTTAAAATTAACAAAACAGGAGTAGTAATGAACAAAAGTAAATTAAAAAATATAATTGAATTAGTTGTTCGTAAGGAAGTTAAAAAACAACTGACCGAGATATTTATTAATGAAGAAAAAGAAATCAAATTATCAGAAGTGATTTCTACACCCACACCTAAAAAGGTTGTCAAGAAAACTAAAAAACAATATTCAAAAAACCCAGCGTTAAATGAAGTATTGAACAACACAAATCCATTAGGAACATCAGGTCAAACTGACGAATATCCTACATTGGGCGGTGGAGTATTAGGTTCTGACAATATGGCAGAAGTATTAGGATACGGAGATTTAGGTCGTGGTGGTAATAAAGAAAGAGCGAGAGAAATGGCAGCAGTTGATTCAATCAAGAAAGCAGGTGTTTCAGTTGACCAAGTGCCAGAAGATGTTCAAAATGCACTAACTCGTGATTATTCTGGATTGATGAAAGCAATAAATAAAAAGAAAGAAACCTTCAGACCTTAATAAATGAATAGAGACGCATACACAAACGCTGTAAAAGCAATAAATAATGATGACGATAGATATGTTGGAATTGGATTTCCACTTGGATTTAATTTTGATGGAAGATTATTTAATCAAACAAAGACCGTATTAGAACAAGCGAAATCTAATCTAAGAAATTTATTACTTACCACCAAAGGTGAACGAAAAATGCAACCTGAGTTTGGTTGTAATCTCATTGATGTTTTATTTGACCAAAACATAACTGAAATATCAGATAGAGTAGATGAGATTATTAGAGAAGCAGTTATTCAACAATTACCTTACATTATAATAAATGATATATTTGTAAGTAGTGCAGTTGATGATTCAAATCAATTAAATATTCAAATAGAATTTTCAGTATCTTTACAACCTGATGTGTTTGATTCATTATTATTACAATTTAATATGGGTGCACAGTATTAGGAATCGGAGAACATAAATGGCAAAAGAAATAGATTACGGAACAAGTAAAAAAGTAGTTAGTAAAGAAGTTAGTTATCTTGGTAGAGATTTTTCTGATATAAGAGAAAACTTAATTGAGTTCGCTAAAACTTATTTTCCTAATTCATACAATGATTTTAACGAGGCATCACCAGGTATGATGTTTATTGAAATGGCAGCGTATGTTGGAGATGTATTGAATTATTATGTTGATAATCAATTCAGAGAAACAATGTTACAACACGCAGAGGAAAAAAAGAACATATTGTCTATCGCTCAGTCTTATGGATATAAACCAAAATTAGCAACACCAGCTACCGTAGAATTAACTGTTGAAGTTGATGTTCCTGCAACAACAACTGGCACAGGAGTTTCCGCAGTTTCAAAACCAGATTTGACTTTTGCAGGTGTTGTAGAAGCAAATAGTACTGTATTAGCAGGAAACGGAGTAGAATTTAATTTATTAGATGCGGTAAACTTTAAAGTGTCAAGTTCATTAGACCCAATGGAAATAGAAACACTACAACCAGCAACAGGAAATGTTCCAACTAATTTTAGATTAAGAAAAAAAGTATTAGCACAATCTGGTAAAAGAGCAGTTGAAACATTTTCGTTTACAAGTGCCAAAAAGTTTGACAAGATAGTTTTAAAGAACGCAAAACCAACGGAAGTTGTTTCGGTAATTGATAGTAATAATAACAAATATTATGAAGTTCCTTTCTTAGCACAAGACACTGTGTTTGATAGTGTTGAAAACACTTCTTTGAATGACCCGAGTTTATCAACATATCAAAATGATACACCTTATTTATTAAAATTAATTAAGACTGCTAGAAGATTTACAACTTATGTTACGGAAAATGACAAAATGGAATTAAGATTTGGAGCAGGTGTTAGTGATAATGCAGATGAAGATTTAATACCAAATCCAGATAATGTAGGTTCTGCATTAGGTTTTGGTGTGTCAAGATTAGATGAAAGTTTTGACCCAAGTAATTTCTTAAAAACACAAACATTTGGATTAGCACCAAGTAATACAACGCTTACCGTTGAATATACTTTTGGGGGTGCAATTGAACACAATGTTCCTTCAAACGATATTACGAGATTTAATAGATTAACCTATACATTAGATAAAACTAATTTAAATCAAGCCAACGCTACCACATCAGAACAAAGTTTAAGAGTATTTAATGACTTACCTTCTTCTGGTGGTTCAAGTGGTGAAAACATTATAGAAATAAAACAAAATGCAGGAGCTTACTTTAATGCACAAAATAGAGCAGTAACGAGACAAGACTACATTACAAGATGTTATAATTTACCACAGAAATTTGGTAATATAGCAAAAGCATACATTGTTCAAGATGAACAATTAGAGGCAGGACAATTGGAAGTTATTGACGGAGAAATAAGACAAGTTAAAAATGATAATGTGATACCAAATCCATTAGCTTTAAATTTATATTGTTTAGGATACGATACTAATAGAAAACTCGTAGCATTAAATACAGCGGTAAAAAGAAACTTAAAAACATATCTTTCACAATACAGAATTTTAACAGACGCTATCAATATCAAAGACGGTTATGTTATCAATGTTGGAGTAAGATTCGCTATCACTACTAAAAGAGGAACGAATGCAAATGTTATATTAAGACAAGCAATAGCTAGAGTTAGAGAATTTTTTAGAGTTGAGAGGTGGCAAATTAATCAACCAATCATACTAAGTGACTTAGCATATCAGATTTCATTGGTGGACGGAGTAGTATCGGTAGTTCCACCAAAAGATAATAATCCAAATAATGATTTGATAGTAATTGAAAACAAACATTTAGTTTCAGCTGGATATAGTGGAAATGTTTATGATTTACAGGCAGCTACAAAAGATGGAGTTATATATCCATCAATGGACCCAGCGATATTTGAAATTAAATTCCCCAACACAGACATTGAGGGTAGAGTAGTAGGAGATATGTAATGCATTATTTTGAATTTGGAAAAAGAGACGCAACAATTTATTCTGGTGGAACAACAGCTTCCATTAATACTGGTCAAGACGAAATATTAGAAATTAACAAAGTAGTTAATGATGACGGAACGATTGGAAATATATCAAGGATATTAATTGACTTTGATTTGTCTTACATATCACAATCCATTATAGACGGAAGAATTCCTTCTACGGCAAAGTATTATTTAAATTTATTTGACGCAACATCAGAAGAAGTTGAAGCAGAACAAAATGTATTTGTGTATATGGTTAGTGGTAGTGATTGGAAACAAGGTTCAGGAAAACTTGACCACAATCCAGTAACTCAAAATGGAGTAAGTTATCAATATCGTGACCACGAAAACGAAACACCTTGGGTATCTGGTTCAGTATTGACTGATGGAGGTTCTTGGTGGACAGGAAGTCAAGGCACAGGATTAGAAGTTAGTTCATCATATCAAATAACATTTGATAAAAAAGATATTAGAGCAGATGTAACAGATTTAGTTAAATTACACATTTATTCTTCATCTTTATTTCCAAACAGGGGCTTTTTAGTTAAGAGAGAATCACTATACACAGGTTCAAGAGACTTTTCATTTAGTCCTAATAGTGATACAACAAAAGATGAAAGTAGCACAACTCGTTTAGGTAACTTACAATACTTTTCAAGAGAAACACATACAATCTATCCACCTAAGTTAGAAGTTATGTGGGACGATAGTTCTTGGTCAACAGGAAGTTTATCACCACTAACATCAACAGATTTAGAAAGATTAAAAGTTTATTTTCAAAATTTAAGAACAGAATACAAAGAGGGTTCAAAAGTTAAATTAAGAGTGGTTGGTAGAGAATTATATCCAACTACTACCTTTGCTGCAACACCAGCAGAATTAACAATTAAATACTTACCAAGCGCTTCTGCTTTCTACTCAATTAAAGACGCAGAAACAGAAGAAACTATAATTCCATTTGGAACAGGTTCAAAAATTAGTTGTGATTCAACAAGTAATTATTTTAATGTATGGATGAACGGATTACAAGCAGAAAGAAATTATCGTCTTTGTGTCAAAATAGTTAGTGGAAGTGGAACAACAGATGAACAAGAAAACTACTATGATGATGAATATGAATTTAGAGTAGTGAGGTAATAAAATGCCATATTCACTTGAAGAAGCAAAACTTAAATCTGACTTTTATAGAAATCAACTTGATAGTGATTTAATAGAGTTCGAAAATAATATTAGAGATTTAAAAGCTAAACAACAATTATCAGGTTCAGCTGATGCTAACAAACCATTACGAGATGAAAACGGAAAGTTAGTCTCTTATCAAAGCACTTCAAATGTATCATCATCAGCAGAAAGAGATTTTGAAAATGTCAGAATACCAAATGAACAACAATTTTTTACAGGCGAATTAGACAATTCGTTTACATATTATTTTCAACCAGAACAAGATGATAGCGCTGATACTGTTGATACTGGTGATACTGGTGATAGTGAAACTGATGAGGGAACAGAAGATGAAGTTCAGTTTCAAGCAAACAATAGAGATTACTTGATACAAGTTGTAAATGTATATTTTGATAACAATTACACACCACTTATGTCAGTTGAGTTACTACATAGTAAAATATTGGACTTCTTTAAACTTGAAGGAAAAGAAGGTGGAAAAAACGCTGATGGTTGGAAAGCGTTTAGACTTAGTAAACTTGATGTTAAAAAGTTTACAAAAAAAGGAAGAAGGAAAAAGCTTATTGGGGGTCGTCGTAAAAGACACAACTATCGTTCTTTAAAAAAAAATATAAATGGGTTCGCCTATAATGATGTAATTAATAAACAATTATACCATACCAGACGTGGACAAGAAATATGGTTAGAACTTGGATTTCCATATGTCAGTTAACAAAACTAAGAAAGACACAAGCGAGTAATGAGAGAATACGGATTTACACAGGCAGAAAGAAACACATACTTTGACCAACAAAGAGTGTATAGTAGTTTTGGTAGAGATACTTTAAATGACTTTATTGTTCTTCACGTTTATTCACCAGACTCTACATCAGCAGATAATGCTAATTTATTGGGAACAAAAATTTTATCATTAGGTGAAGTAGAGCTTGAAAATGGTGGTAACTTTATAGATGTTAATGTTGGTCAACACCTTAGAGATATGGGATTGGTTGAGGGAGAGTATAAGGTAGTTTACAAATTTTTAAGAAGATTGGCTGGTAGAGAAAGAACAATACTTGTTGACGGAAATGGACAAGTTTGGACAGGCGATTATAAAGTAAAAATTATTGATAATGTAAAAAGATACTACACCAAAATGTCAGGTGATAAAACATCAGGCACAGATAAAGTTCAAGAAGTTGAACTTTTCCCAAGAGATTTAAAATACATTTTAACAGAAACTTCTCCTGACAGAACAGAGATGAAAATTGAAATAGATGAAAAAGTCTCAAACCAAGAATACAGAACCGACTTTAAAGAAATTAATCAATTGATAGAATACAAACCACTTACTATAAATAATGCAGGAGCAATAAAATTTCATCAACAAGACCAGTATCTTTTAGAATTTGATATAGATGAAAAGGATAGAGGGTTCACTCAAAATATGGTTGGAGCAGAAATAATAATTCCAAATATGTATAAAATCACAGGTAATGAAGATACAGACAATGAAGACATTGTAGATACATTTGAAGAAGAATTTGGTGGAACTTTACAACAACAACTTAACGCTGGAGCCGCAACAGATTTCTTAGATTACACAGAGGCAGAATTAATTGAAATACTACTAAATGACCCTGACCCAAATGAAAGAGCATTAGCAGACGGAGCATTACAAGAACGAGCAAACGAGCAATACTAATGGCAGACGAAAGAAAATTTATAGGAATAGAACCACAACAAACTCGAAATGTTGGTGGAACCAAAACTAAGGTTAAGGGACAAACTAAAAATTCAGTAGCTGAAACTATTGAACAAGTTTCTCAATTAGTAGTAGAACAACCAGCGCCAGTAATTGAAGCAACACCAGTCAAACAAACACAAACCAATACACAAATAGTTAATCCAGAATTACCAGCTGAGGTATTAGATGATGTTGAAGAAACAAAAGCAGAAATTATTGATATATCACCAGACTTAAGTATACAAGTTGAGTTACCACAGACTGATATAAAAGAAGAATTCACAGGAATATCCACTTCTGACTTGTCAAAGTTTGTTAAGTTTGATGAACGACCAAAACCAGACCCAAGATTAAAATCAGAGATAGAAATTAAAAAAAGTCCATTGGACGAACAAGGTGGTGCTTTAGCACAAATAAAAGAATCAATTGAAATTAAAAAAGTCAAGTCTCCAGATGAAATTATAATAGAAGAGTTACGAGAGGAAGCTCTTGATGTAATTAAAATTGGAACATATTCTAAACCAATTGAAAGTCAGGTAATAAAATATCCAGTTGAACCACTACCATTAGGTATTGCTATTCAGGATACAAGGGAAGAAAGTCAAGTAGCTACTATTGTTGGACCAAAAGGTGTAGTATTAGAAGAAATTGGTCCTGACGGAAAGTTTGTTAATGACCCAATCAAAGACGCTGGATTTAACCCATTAGACCCACCAGACGGCGTAAAAGCATTAAGAGAAGAATTTAAACAATATGTTGAAAGCGGACAAGATGAAGCTTCTACATTTGATACTTCACTCGGTTTTCAATCAAGTGAGGAAACAAATAAACTATTAGAAAAAGATGGTTTAGAAAAACTAATTGCAGTCAATACAACCACCCAAGAGATTGAAACTGAAAGTGGTGTTGGTTCATCTACAACAGCAAGAGAGAAAGTAACAACAGCAGCTGATGTAGCAGTAAAACTAAAAGCAAGAGATTATAAAGCAACCATTACAGAAGTATTGGATAGTAATCGTATTAGAGTTTCATTGTCATATAATGACGGAGTTAATTTAGTAAAACACGTTGGGGAAGATGGTATATCTAAAAAGTTTCCAAATTGGAAAGTAGTTTATAGAAAAAATAATTTAGAAAGATTTAAAACATATATGGTTAAAGATGACCAATATTGTTTAGTTACAAATGATGTATTGGGTGTTGATGGAAAATCAAGAATTGTAAAAACAAAACAACCACTTCGTGATAATGTTAGTTTACTTGATAGACTTTATTTTGTAGAAAAAAGGTTGCCGGATTACACCGACACTATTAGATTAGAACCTTTTATTGAAAAAGAAAAAGAAGGAATCTATATGAGATTACCTAAATTTGAGTCGGAGTTAGCATATAATCCAACACTCGAATTTCAAGGGACTAATTACAAAAATCGTAATAATTTAGTTAGTGATACAACAGATGATACAAATAGAATAGAACAAAAGATATTATCACAAAGTTTACTAAATGTTCAACCAAACATTGACTATCAAAAAAGAACAACAGAATCTGATGAAATAGATGATACAGGTTTTGGAAACTTTGTAAACTTTTCAAATGCAGAAAGAAGAGTTAGTAATTTTAGGGAAAAATTAAAACTAATTGAAAGTCATAGTGCAGCAAGCGCATCTCTATTAACTGT